GGAACACAGCCATATCTCTACGAACATTTTCTATGCTCATAGTTTTCAACTCTTGTATTTCTGCTTGGTTTGCATTGATAGTGTCTGTTAAGTTAACAACATACTTAACACCAGTAAATGTTCCGACTAGCACTGAAGCTACTACCGGGATCATGACTATATTTTTTTTTAATAAATCAGCTAGATTCATTTTTCTTTTCCTCTATTTCGTAGAAGAAATTGTCAGTGTCCTCAGTTCGCCATTGACCAACGTCTTCCACATTCCATTCACTGGTTTGTACCTTCCAGTCCGGAATATTGTCCTTAACTGTGAAAGAAGGTATGTCCCAAATTAATCTATTGTTTGGCTGTGCCGCATAATTACCATCATCTAAGGCAAGTATGTGTGCGCACTTATGTTCGTGCGGAATCTCTGAATGATCAGTGTCTAGTATATTAGGCTCTGGATGTGCAAAGTCAACAGTAAATAAATATTTACCGTGATGCCACTTCTTATCTTTACCAATATATCTACCTGATTGTGCTTCTAAAATATCCCAACTAGTAACAGCAGGGTAATAAGAAAAACTATTCCACAATTCCAATTCATCAAGTCTCTTGGGTGGAACAGCTGCGGGTTCATAACCACGTTGAATAAAAGCCGATATGGGTAGACGATAAAAGACAGCACCGTTTTCCATGATGGCATGCCAGAGAATAGCCCTACCGGTAATAGCTGTGATGCCGAAGATAATACAGTCTTCAACTTCGCCTTTATGTTTTTTAAGATCATATAAATACTCCCTTTTTATTTGTGCATATTGTACAGGAATATTTGCATTTAAGTAAGCCATAAAATAACCTCATTTAATTGTACCCCAATTAGCTCCAGATTCATAGTCTACTTTGTTCTTGACCTCAAGAGGTATAGTTTGTTCCATTGTTTCTTTGATCAACTTTGCTTCGTGGTCCGTGGTTGAAAAACAAAGTTCATCGTGAATTTGTATGTGAGGTATTATACCTTTTTCGTAAAGATCTACCATGGCCTTCTTTGTCATATCTGCAGCGGACCCTTGTATTAATTTATTTAAAGCTTTGTAAGTAAACGCTGGTGTGTAGTGTTTGTCAAAGTGTTCTAGCTTTTCGTCTACTAACTCTTTGTACTTCTCCATTTGCTCTAGTTTATAAGCATCTATGGCTTGTTCTTTAGTATACAAAGGCACCTCATCAAATCTATTTATCTTAGGATTCCATTTTTTGTCGGTGGTTTCCCACTTATTAAACCTGCAGAATCTATCACCTAATGTAAACAACAGTCCTTCTGCTGTTGCAAAATCTGATAAAGCATAAGATAATTGTTTAACAAAAGGTACTTTACCATGGTAAGTTTGAAATAGTTTAGTGGCTTCCATGGGTTCTAAGCTTAATTCTTTTTGTAATTTTATTTTACCCATGCCATAGAACAGACCCAGGTTAATTACTTTAGCTTGTGACCTTGGTATGCTTGCCATGTCTGCAACAATCTGATGAAAGTCTGCATCTTCTTTGTCAAACTCTTCTTGTAAACCATCAGTGCCAGGTAGTCCTAGCTTGATTGCATAGTGTACTACAATACGTGGTTCTTGTTGTGAGTAGTCAAAGCTACCCCATTTAGCACCTTCTTCAGGTATAAATAACTCTCTCATCTTTTTACCAATGTAACCCTTTGATGGAATCTGTTGTAAGTTAGGATTACTCATAGAAAATCTGCCAGTTACCGTTCCGCCACCGTCACCTCTTATCTGATTGATGTCAGCGTGTATTCTGCCATTGTGAACAAAACCTAATAAACCATCTACAAATGTGCTTTTAGCTTTGTCACATTCTCTAGCCTTGGCTACCATTCTTAAAAATCTATTCTCGTGTGTACGCAAATAATCTTTTGGTAGTTGTGGCATCTTAGATTTAGGTGTTGTTTTATATTCTTTAATTTTTTGATGATCTAATAAATTTTTTATAGAAGCTGCTGCCCAGATTTGTATATCTAAACCAGTTTTGTTTTTAATAATATTAATTAAATTATTTTTTCTCTTCTCTAATTTTTCTCCAAACACTTTAGCTTTTGGGGTATCTATCTTAACGCCCTTGAACTTCATGTCAACCAGGCAAGGAAATAATTTTGTTTCTAATTCAAATATATTTCTACAAGTTTTCTTTTCATTATTTTCTGGTTTAGTATATAATACGTCGTCTAATTTTTTATTAAATAACTTCCACAAACGTAAAGTTAAATTCACATCTTGTTTTGCATATTCTTTTACAACAGACGCAGGTAGTTTATGCATGTTAGTCATAGGATCTTTTACAGTCCCACCTGACCACGCTAGTGTTTTTTCTTGTAAGTCGTATTTATATTTTTCATCTTTTAAATAATCTTTTGACAGAGAATCCAATGAGTATTTAAATCTATTCTCATCAACTACAGAGGCTGCAATCATTGTATCAACAACTCTACCTCTCATTTTTTTACCAGTGACAGCTCTTATCCAACACACATCATACATTGCATTGTGAAAGACCTTAGTAATTTTTTCATTCTGAAATATCTTTTCGTTTAAAGACTCCCAGATTTTTAATTTTTTATCTAATGTTAATTCTGTATCTGCATGACTCAATGGAAAGTATGCAATTTCTTTGTCAGTTGCAACTGCAACACCACAAACAAAACCATCACCTCTGATCGCACCCAACCCTTTTGATTTTAAATTAGGATCGTATGTTTCAATATCAACTGCTACTGTATCTATGCCTTCTAAATCTAAGTCTTCTGGTGTGTTACACATTGTAATCCCTCTCAATTATCATTTCTATAAAGTGTATTGCTTTCAATAGATCTTGTTTCTTTCCCTTATCACGATGTCTTATAATATATTTTATAGCACACCCCTCCGGGTATAGCAATTCATTCTCAACTACAAACTTACTTGGTTGAATTTTATATTTTTGGTAGTGACTCCCGCCGTGCTGCTTGTCCCATACTTTACTCATTGTCGTACTCCTAGTGTGTATTGTTTTTGTGATGCGATTGTCCAACAATCAACTCTTCCTCTACTGTAACCCACATACTTTAAACGAAGCTGTGTAAAATAATCTTCTCTTCTTGTTGCAGTCAAATCAACAATAACATTGTCAAACGTCATACCTTTTACTTTGTGTATGTTTCCGTATTGAACTCTGCTTACCTCTTCAACATCAACACCATTTCTAATTAATTGTCTTATGAACTTAACCTGTTCTTCGTTTATTTTGCTTTTTATTCGAGTGTCTAAAAAGTCTGTAAATTCAAGGGTTTTCTCATATAAATAGTTTTTATTTATTAATTCTTGAATCGTATATTCTTTGTCAATCCAATCTTTAAATGTCTCTTTGCCTTTGCCTTTAACGATAGTTTGCATACCCATATACTCCCAGAAATATTTTACTTGTCGTAATGATACAGGTTTACCTTTTACAAAGTCAGGCCAAACTTTATGACAGTCAAATTGTTTTTTAGATACAAACGCTGAATTACCTACAGCACAAAAATTAATTCCGTTTCTCAACAAAAAAGCTCTAGCCCATTTGTGTGAAGGGTTACCTCTGAATGTAAATAAAAAACTTTCCTTTGTATTTTTTATTTTATCTAGCAATACTCTCATGTGTGAGCAGTCTGATATGTAATCAGGTAAATGATAGTGATGACCTATTATATCTTTAGCAGGCTTCCATACTCTGTTGTATTCATATTCTTGCCAGATAGGTGCTATAATTTTTTTACACAATTCGTTTATAGTTTTACCACATCTAAGTCCGTCTTCTAATTGTTCTGCATCTTTAGATATTGTATGAAAGTAATCTGCATCAGCTCCTGCCCATTCAAATATAGTTTGATCTGGATCTCCTACCATAATAAATTCTTCTGCACTGGTTGCAATTTTTTCTAAAGCTTTTCTTTGAGGCACGTTACTATCTTGTGCTTCATCAACTATTAAGACATCTATGTCAGGCACTTTAACATTTGGATTGTTAAACTCTTGTATCATATCTTCATAAGCTCTAACTTGTTCATTCTTTTTATAATCGTTAGCCCATACAATCATTTGATTTATCATTCTTAAATCTTTGTAAGTTTTTAAATCACCTTTTTGTTTTAACATAAGATAGTATTCTTTAGTTGTTAATCCTCTGCCGATTGCACCTTTTACAAATTTATAAAAGTCATGATCTTCTGAAACGTTTTCTTTTACATCATGGTATTTAAATTCTTTGTGCATCCTACATAAATTAATGTGGTCCTCATCTTTGAATAAAGATTTTTTAATTAGTTTACTTTGACAGTACTTGTGAATTGTACATATTCTATTTTCAAAAAAGTTCTCTTCTAATTTCATGTTTTTAATTTCAGGAAGATCTTCTACAGCTTCTCTAATTTCATCAGCAGCTACATTGGTATGTGATAGTAGAATCATTTTTTCTGGTGAATAAGTTTTTAATAAGTCTTTGTATTTACTTTTTAAATATATATGCGTCTTACCTGTCCCTGGAGGACCAACGATAAATTTAAGATTGCTCATGTTCTATTTGTTTTACCTCCGTCACTTCTTCAAACTCACCTTCATGAATTAAATTAGTTTCATCTACGTTATAGTTTTCTATTTTATATGTAGAGCAAGAGTGCTCTTTGTATTTACCTCTGTATTTTTTTGCTTTTAAAACGTTCCTGCATTTTAAAACTAAATCTACCCTAGCCATACTGACTCTTTTCTTTTGTAAATAGTCATCAAACTTATCTAATTTAAATTCTAAACTTTCATTTTTAATATTGTAAAAAGGCATACCAAATAAATGTAATTCTTTTTTGTCTGTAAATGCTTTGTGCTCTGCAATAAAACTATCAAACCAACCAATAAATCGTAAGTCCTCGCTAGATTCTGGATCATAATCTTGTGACTTTCTACGAGTCTCAAACTTAGCTATCATCATTTTTTCAAAGTCCATCTCTTTCATGTATGGTAAAAATACTGCAGCTTGTTTCATCACTTCATTATAAAATATTTTTTTATTCATTAACTGTGGTCCCTCTACAGTTATATCTTTTTCAACTTTCTTGCCTTCTTCTGTTGTGTATATCTTTACAAAATATCTATCACTTCCATACTCTGTTATTTCTCCAACGTGTTCTTGTATTTCTTCTGTCTTGTTTTCAATACCAATCCAACTAAATAATTTTACTACATCTTTTTGTTCTACGTTTAAGACTTCTGCAAGTTTAGGAATCCCATATTGTTTTTCTGCTTTCTTACCTGTCGTTCCTTTTTCATTTCTTTTTTCAGC